TGTTGCGTTCGGACTGGTGGTGGTCATTTTGACTGCCGCATTTTGGGACACGATCAAGAATGAAATCCTGATCGGGATGACTCCCGCTGAGTCGATCTCGTTTCTGTGGAATTCGTTCCTGCACATCGTTGTGGTTTCCGTGCTTGCCTATTTCCTCTACAACGCGCCCGAAATGATCAAGCCCTGGCTGGGAGCATGGAAGCGCGGACAAAGGAAAGCCTGGAAGAGCGGACCGAATGCCCGCTGGCAGAAATCCGTCAAAGAACCGCGTTGGACGGACGAAGAGCGCGCCCTGATGCTGATGGCGAAGTTACAGCAAATGCAAGGACGCAATAGTGGAAGCAATCGCCCTCGGCCGAATCGTAATTCTGAGAACGTTCGTAACAACAAGGTAAGGTGGTAGTGATGAAACGAAATGCGACTTTCCTTTTATTTGTCCCTGTCGCTGTTTTCGTGCTGACAATCGGGAACGCCTGCGCTGCGACCTACACGCCATCAGACTTGACGCCGACGCCTGAACCGCAGAATCCTGGCGAAATTGCCATGACGATGGTGGCCCAGAAGGTAGAGGCCGAGGCGACTCAGATGTCGATCAACGTGCAATTCACGGCGACCGCTCAAGTGGTGTGGTTGACGCAAAATGCGCAGGGCACGCAGAACGCCATCAGCATCACCGAACAGGCCCGCCGAGACGCCATTGCCACCGACAACCGAATGAGACAAGACGCCGCTGCGACGCAGGCCCGCATTGATGCAGTCTCCACGGCAGAGCAGTATCAGCGCAACGTGATCGGGACCGCCACAGCGGAGATGCAATCAATTTACAACAGCCAGACCGCTCAGGTGATGCCCGCTCATGCCACATGGACGGCGCAGGCTATTGTGGTGGAACAGGCGCTTGCTACTAACCAGGTCGAAAAATCGAATCTCGAGATCGAACAGCAGCGCCAAAAGAACACGCCCGAATGGTTCATCCCATATTCAGGCGTGGTGTTGGCTGCAGTTGTCCTTTCGATCTGGATGTTGCGCCGCTCGCGCATCTTCGAGGTAAAGAACCAGCAGACGGGCGCGCTGGAAAGCATCATTATCGACGGAGTCAAATCCCTGCGTCCTTCCTTGCAGGCGGGCCCGCTGATGATCATTGAAGGAAAGACCGGGCCGACGGTCCCGCAGGTCTCGCAACCCGAGGAACAGCGCGAGGTAACGCGCCGTGCCCAGGGCATCGAGTTTATGAAGGCAATGGCCGATGCGTCCGCGGCAACTCCTGCCGGCATGGGCATGTACAACGACATGTTCGGCGGGGATGGCCCGACCCGTTTCGATATTTTGGATGCCGGAGAAATGCCGCCGTCGAAAGTGATCGACGCGGAAACCGTAAGCGCGCTCGACCAGGACTGGAAGGAATAACGCCATGTCATTTAATGATACCGTGCTGGCTTACAAGGTGATGAACCTGCTGCATGAACGCAAGGCGCTTGTCTACGATGACAATAGCATCGCGTTTTATCTCTGGCCGCGGGATGGACGCACCGTGGTGGTATTCGACCCTGACGAGATCGACCTGCGCCGCGTGGATGATGTGTTCGCCCATGATCTTTCGTCCCGTTTGAACGGTCGGCGCGTGGTGCGCACGAATAGCCGCGGCGTCTATTTGCAAGTCGGTCATACGGTCCCGCCCGCTCCAAAGGATTTGGTATCCCTCCCGCTCGATCTGAAGGACCAGCCGACGCCGACCAGTTTGCCGATTGGCATTACTGGTAAAGGTCCGCTATGGATCGACCTGGTAAAGGCAGATTCGATCCTGCTCGGCGGAAGCCGCGACATGGGCAAGAGCACGATGATTCACGGATGGGTACAGGCTCTGTTGCACGGCGGCCAGGTGGACGTTTACGCCTGGGATGGGAAGGGCGGTTCCGAGTTTGGCCGCTACGCCGATCGCCCGAATTTCCGCATGATCAACTTGCAGGCATCCCTGCGGGAGTTGCTGCAGGAAGCGAACCGCCGGCGCGAGTTGTTGCGAAAGAGTGGATGGGCGAACGCTCGCGAGTACAGCGAACACGCTGAGCCGATGCGACCGATTGCACTCGTCATCGACGAGGCCGCCCTGGTTCCAGAGAACGCACGGCCGATCTTGAAGGAGATCGTGGAGCGTTGCCGAGACACTGGTATCCATCCTATCTACGGGACGAACAATCCGCAGCAAAGCTCGCTGGTGGTCAAATCCAATTTGCTGACGCGCCTCTCGCTGGCCGTGCCGCATCTCTCGGCGTCCACGATGGTGCTGAATTGCAGCGGCGCGCAGAATCTGCTGCGCACGCCTGGACGTGGGCTGATCGATTGGGATGCGCAGTTGGTGGAGTTTCAGGCTTTCCGAATTGAACGTCCGATGCCGACCGAGGCGGCTTTCCAGTCGCTGGAGGCTATGAACGTGGTTGCGGACGATACGGATGTAGACGGCGACGTGGATGCCGACCGTATTGTGGAACTGAGCGGTGAGGGTTTGAGCATGAGCGCCATCGTGCGGAAGCTTTGGGGCGTGACGGGCGGCTCGGCCTTCCTGAAGCGAGTTGAGCAGGTGAAGGCCGTTTTGGCTTGAAAATGTCACTACTACTACTTCTATGCCTGTATTTTGGCAAAAAAACAGGCTGGAAGTAGTAGTAGTGAAGTAGTAGTAGTAACTTTTTTGGAGAAAACTATTATGTACCGAGTTGCCAATCTTCTGAGACCTTACGCCGACGCTGAGATGTTCGATGATTACGAAAGCGCCGAAGCGCACGCTGTGGAGGAAAGCAAGGATGACAGTCCCTACGGCGTGTGGGACAACGATAGCGGAATTCTGGTGACGATTGTTTACCAGCAACAAGTTTTCGAGAGTTGAAAGGTGATGAGATGAAAAAAATCAAACTTCCCAGCTTTGGTACTTGGTTGATTATTTTTGCCGCCCTTAGCAATATTGGCCGATGGGTCGGGATGTACCTCGTCAGCGACAATGCGCCCGCGTGGGTCTGGTTGGTGACACCGTACCTGAACATTCTGAGCGCCCTGTCGACGGCTCTGGTTATTGCTGGTGGACTGTCATTTATCGCTCATCGTCTCGGGAATTTACAGCCGTTCCTCGAGCGCAAAGTGCGTGGAAAGGATGAAACCAAAATAATACCGAATATCCGTTTTTGGACGGCAGCCTTTGCCGCGCTTGGCATTCTTTCGATGTCGGCCTTTTTGCTTCCGCCCTACATCCGCATGATGCTTCCGAAAGAGTTGATCGCAGAGATTGGAAACCAGAAAGTATGGTCAGTCATGTCTGTGCTGGTTGGAGATCTTGTGATCGTAGCGATTGCGATGGTGGATGGAAAGTCCGCTGGTTTTACCGAGCGACCGCAGAGCGAAGCGCAGAGCAAACCAGCGACCGCTGGTAAGCCCGCAAGCGGACGTTCAACGACTGGTAAGACTCGCTCAGCGAAGGGGAGCGGCCGCTCAGCGAATTATCCGTGCTCTCACGCGGGCGCTGGATGTGCGCGCACGTTTGCCAGCCAGAATGCAGCGAACGCTCACGGTCGCACGTGCGATTTCAAGCCGACGATCTCGATGCCGGCGGATGCTGTGAAATAGGTTGAACAAACAGGAAAAGCATGATGAAACGTCCAGTATTGCGATATCCGGGTGGTAAGTACGCCCTTGCAAAATGGGTGATATCTCATTTCCCCAGGCACGAAACCTATGTAGAGTTGTTTGGTGGAGCTGCCAGCATTCTTATGAGAAAACCGCGTTCCGTTGGTGAAGTTTACAACGATCTGAACAGCGATGTTGTAAATGTATTTCGAGTTCTACGCAACCGTGAACAAGCTGCTGAGTTGGCTCGCCTTTTGACGCTTACGCCGTTCTCTTACGAAGAATATCAAGCAGCTTATGAGCCGTGCGAATGTCAAATTGAGCGTGCCAGGAGAATGATATTTCGTTCGTTCGCTGGTCATGGATCTGATAGCGTCAGCAGAGCGCGCGCTGGTTTTCGCGGTCATAAAAATAAAGAGAGTGGAACTACTGCAGCGTCAGAATGGGCAAATTATCCGAAAGAAATTACCTCCTTCACAGAGAGGTTGCAGGGCGTCACCATCGAAAACAGGAATGCTGTAAGTCTCATTCCATTTTACGACAGGTGTGACACTCTATTTTATGCAGACCCTCCCTATCTAATGTCCACCAGGTCTACGTCAAGCGTCCTGTATGCCAACGAAATGACAGATGAAGACCACGTCAAACTTGCAGAGGCTTTGCACCAGGTAAAAGGTATGGTCATTGTGAGTGGATATCCATCTCCACTTTATGATGAACTGTATGCTGGTTGGCGTTGCATTCCGAAGGCTCACAGGGCGCAAAATGCAAAATCGTCTACTGAATGTCTTTGGTTATCCGGCAACATTCAAACAACCTTATTTTGAAAGAGAAACTCTATGTTGAAAATTAGATACCAACTCATGAATAAGTACCGGGCCAAAAAGCGCCGCAGGCCAGTCCGTGAGGGTTATTGCCAAATTTGTGGCTCAAAGCTTTCGGACAAGCGCAGTATTGAACGAGGTATCGGAAAGATTTGTTTGACTCACAATGTTGCAATCGTTCTTGAAATCATTCCAGATGATAACGAAACAGGAAAGGAAACTGCATGAAAAACACACGTAGATTTACCGCTTCGCAACAAACTACCGTTCGTGATTTACAACGGATTATGACTAAAGTCGGCGCCACGTCCCTACGGATCGACCAGGATGTGATGGGCGGCGGTGTGAAGGTTGTCTTCGACCGCGGCGGGAAACGCTACGTACGCGAATGTTCCCACTGGGGCGACAGCGTGGACAACTTACGGGCGATTGGGTTGCAGATCGAGTATCTATATCGCGCCCTGGAGGTTTATGGCGTGGAGATGAGCGAGACCTCGTTCGACCATGAATTCGATACTATCTTTGGCGGGTTCATCGCTGCGCCAGACGATAGCGCTCTTCTGCTGGGAAGCGGACATCAGGATTGGTGGGTCGTCCTGGGAATCCAGCCGACGGCTAGCAAGGATGATGTACGAAATGCGTTTCGCTCCCTGTCGCGTGTCCATCACCCCGACGTGGGCGGGAACGAAGACGACTTTAAGCGTCTACGCCAGGCGTATGACGACGCAATGAAAAAGGTGAAAAAATGAACAACATGATCAACCCGCGCATTTTGCGCACTGCCCATCAACGTGTCGGTGATATGAGCCGGCCAGGCGTAAAGATCTATCTGCCGTCGTTTCGGTCGGCTGGGTTCTCGCGCTTTGGCCGTGGAGAATTCAAGACGGCCACGCAGGCCCGTCAACGGGCGGAGAAAGTGAAGACCCGTTGGGTGCGGTTGTATGACGCTGCGATCCTTTTCCGCTCACGGGAAGTAGAAAACAAAGCTGATCATCCAATCCATGAAGATCTGGAACATATCGGGATGGGATTGGATTGTGCGGAATGCGGAAACCCTACCAGTTGGCTGCCCTGTTGGAATTGTTACGGCGAGGGTGGCCAGGACGATGAAGAATTGATGGAGGAAGATCCGCTCTGGTATGGTCCTGGCGATTATCGCCGATGTGATGAGTGCCACGGACAGGGCGGGCATCCGTACTGCCTGGAATGTCGGAAGATCGTGAAAGTGGTCGAAGATAACGGAGTAACGAAATGCAAAAATCAAGCGGAATCTTGATGAGCGGCGCGATGGTAGTGGCCTGGCTGGCCGGCTTGAAGAACCAGACACGGCGCACGCGTGGATTGAACAAGATCAATGCGTCTCCCGATGAATGGAGATTCAATGGATTGATGAACGGCGTCGCGGCGTTTACCCGCGACGGCAGTTCGTCTATTGGAATTCGAGCGCCATACGGATCTGTTGGAGATACGCTTTACTTCAAGGAAACCTGGAAGATGTGGGAGCGGGAAGAGGATGGAAGAGACTTTTTGCACTACCGCGCCGACGACGCGAAGATCGATCCCACCTGGTGGACAGAGGATGATTGGCGTGCTCCTGCTCCGTTCTGGTGGAAGAAGGATGTTTTTACGAAGTGGCAGCCGTCCATGTTTATGTCGTTTGGATGTGCCAGAATCCGTAACGTTCCGATCTTGAAGGTGCGAGTAGAACGATTGTGGAATATTACTGAAGACGACGCCATAGCTGAAGGAATCAATTTGATTGACCATAACTGCTATGAGAATTATTTGGTCGGATCAGATTGGATGTATCACGGCAGAAACCAATTAGGCCAACACATGCTTGAAGATCCAATTGGAAGTTATGCAAGTCTATGGGACAAGATCAACGGCAAGACCCTTCCCTTTGATAAAAATCCCTGGGTATGGGTTTATGAGTTCCAGAAATACTAGGTGAAACAATGTGCCAGAAAAAAGAACAGCAATTGAAAATGGAAGCTTTTATCCGCGACCTGTTTGATGAGTTCTATCCAGATTGCGGAGATATTGACGGCGGTACATTGCAAAACCTCGCCGAGAAACACGGAATCCTTGTGCCAGAAATTTGCCACGAGCCTTGCGGTGAGTCCTGCAATTGTGCTGAGATGTGCGACGATGAAGAATGGAAGGCCGGCGTGCAATGTTATCGCCTGGCTAATTGGCTATCTGAAGCAAAGCCTATGGAAGGCAATGTGATTGCCCCGGAGCGCGTTGCGGTTACCAATCTCGTTCGCGCTGCCAATGGTTTGCTTTATTTTCGCCAGGGCATAATTGCGAAAGAGTTCGATAAATTCTCGCCGACGCTTTGTGGAGCATTGCATGATTTATCTATGGCAGTAAAAGCCGTCGAGCAACGCATTCAAACGGAGGCGTAGCATGTCTTTTTCAGCCAGTCTTTACAACCTGAGAGCTGAAGTCATCAAGCACAATGATGGTGATATCCATATTCTTCTGGGGAGCTTCTCTGGCGAACATTGCATGTCTCTCGACAAGGCTCTTGCACTACAAACCATTTTGCGGCTTGCCATCAAGAAAGCGGAATATGAGATCAAGAAATCCGTTGAATTGACGGGTATGCCCGAAGGAGCGAGGTGCTCCACGTGCGGGCATCTGGTTACGCCCGATAATAAATGCCCTGTAGAAACACATCAATTTTTACATGAGCAGGCCGGTCATCCATTTTGCTACAAATGCGTCCAACCGCTTTGCAATAAGGAATAGAAATATGGCACTTGAAAGATGGTACGGCGAAGTGAAAACAATACCGGAAATGAACGTGCATCTCGACGGGACTCCTGATGTTCCTGATATTGTTCACCCTGGCGACTGGATTGTTGAAACAGACGAACTGGGCGATGTGTATTCGCTGGTTACAAAAGTTTCAAAGCACAAGGACGGAGAATTTGATTATTGCCCAGGTGCTGAAAGTTGGACTATTCATCACCTGGGCATTGGATACATGACCGGAGAACGGCTATCGAAACATGATTGTTGCTTCATCAATGACATCGTTGCGGTAAACGGCGAGTTGTTGCCGCTTTACAAATTGGAGTGGAACGAAGAAACAACGATTCGGGTTTGCCAAAAACCTGATGATATTGAAGTACCGAAAGAAGTATGGTCCTTGATCAGGAGCATGAATAACTACGCTTCTTCCTGGACGCCAGGTGATCCATTGCAATTGAAACTTTTTTCCAACTGTGAAGAATAAAAGGAACACGATCATGGGAATTGAAACTGACATTGAATGGTGCGACTCATCCGTCAACCCGACGGAGAACTGCGACGGGTGCGAGCTGTGGAACCCCAAAGCGGATGTCCGCAAGTGCTACGCGGGAAAGCTGGTCGAGCGGTGGAAGGGTAGGGGCGCATTCGATAAACCGATCGTACTGAAGCCGGGCCGCATGGCGCAGACGTTGAAATGGTCGGACCTTACCGGCCAGGATCGACCCGAAAAGCCCTGGCTGAATGGGATGCCGCGTGTCGTCTTCGTCGGCGATATGGCCGACCTGCTCTCGAAGGCGGTCCCGTTTGAGTACATCGAGCAGGAGGTGATCAACACTGCCTACAATTCGCCGCACCTATATTTGATGCTGACCAAACAGGCCAGGCGCATGGAAGAATTTGTCGCTTGGTATTTGTCCGAACCGCTATTGCATGGCTGGCCGCACAATTTGTGGATGGGCGTCTCTGTGACATCACAGGCAACCGCACCTCGCATGGATGCGCTGTTTAACATTCGGGAAATGCTGAAGCTGCAGGTGAACAGAATGCCGAAGTTCTTTGTCAGCTATGGGCCGGCTTTGGCGCCCGTCTGGTTCGAAAAGCGTTTTGATTGGATGGTTATCGAAGGGGAGTCCGGGCGAGGTGACGTGGCCATGCTGGAAACGAGTACCGTGCGGGAAACTGTTGCTTGGTGCCGAGCGAATGGCGTCAAACCATTTGTGAAGCAAATGGGAACGGCCTGGGCGCAGAAGAACGGTTCCTTTAGCTTCGAAGGTGGTTTCAAGGGTGGAGATGTGAGCCAATGGCCTGATGAGATTCGAGTGCGGGAGATGCCCAATGCCTAAGATCGCGAGATTATCAACAGGTTTACTGTTACAGTCGCCAGATGGATATACATGCGCCTTTGACTGGCCGGCTGAATGTTTCGTCCAGGCTGGCGAGAGAGGGATCGTTTATTCTTCAGACGGAAAATATGAAACAGCCTTCTTCGAGGCCTTTCCACGTAATCCAAATACGTTTGTCCGTGGCGAAGGAGAGACCGTCGCAGATGCGGAGCGGTCGGCGTGGGATAGGTATCAACGACATATCGCGTGTCCAGGTCACGAATTTGAACGGTGCGGATATACAAATGGCGGTGGCTTCTGCAAGCACTGCAATATGTGGTCATCCACGGCCTTTGAACCATTAACGCACTGCTGTGTGTGCGATAAACCAACCGACTACACCGTAGACTCTGACGGGAAATATTACTGCGAAGAACATCAGCGAGAAATGCCGCTTGAAAAGTGGACGGATATTCACTGGTACATCGTTTATTCCGAAAATTCGTTACGAGAGTATGAATCACAATGGCAAAACGAAAACTGATCACCAAGGCCATTCAAACGGCCATCGACAATCACGATGATTTCTTCTGGATACAAGATCACCTGCGTAATATTTATTTGTGCCGCGTTACCAATCACGAAAACGGACGCGAGATAATAAAGAGGTTCGCGAGCTTCTACATTCCTGAAGATTTGGAACGCGCGCTCGAACTGCACCATGCTGTTTTCGATGCGATCAAGGACGCTGGCAAAAGGCCGCAGATCTCAGCAGTGCTTGGAAATCTCGTCTGGAATGGCCATGTTGATCCAACTGTGCTGGCGAAAGAGACAGAACGGGAACGAAGGTAACCATGTCCGCCAACGGATTGACCTACTATCTGTTCGACCGTCTCCCAGGCTGTTGGCCTGGCTGGACATTGGCGGTGCTGGCAATCTCAGAGCGAGATGCCCGCAACTATGTCAAAGCCTGGCATAAGGGCGGGACGCTGGCCGGCACGGCTACCTCGGGATCGGTCAAGGCCCACTGTGGCGCCGTCACCGAAGACGCGCAAGCAAAACTAAAACTCTCGTTGAATGGAGAACCATCATGACTTATATAGGCGTTTATATCGACGGTATGATGAACTGCACAAACCCGAAGCTCGGGCTGCTGAAAACCATGCCAGACACCACGCTGATACTGGCGTATGTTGTTGCTGGCAGCCAGAGACATCCTGTTTGGGCATTGGACCGTCTGGCGGTGGAGATCCATGCTTATACCCAGTCTGCGATCAAACACGGATGCGACGCGCTTCAGGTCAATGTGCATGGCACGCTGGCAAGTGATTCCGTCTCTTCACGCGTCATCCTGAACTCGGTCACCTGGCACACATCCAAATCTATCCATGAAGAAGCCAGGCGGATGATCGGCGAGATAAGCAAAGCGCCCTGGCCACGCGACACAGAAGTGGGCCGTCCGCTCGAACCATCCCTGACTGGCTCCATATACGCCCTATGGAGCCGTTACGTAGGCGCCTAACCGCCTCACGCCCCTGACCTCGGCGTTTCCGCCGTCGTTCAAGAGCGTGGGCGGCTTATTACCTAGACCAACCATTCGAAAATTTCGAATGGTTGCCAGCGACAGAAAAGAATATCTACGCTTCATTTTTGGGCCTCCGCCTCGCGTAACGGCTCATCCGCCATGCGCCGGGGTATAGGGGTCCTTGGCGGATCCGCCATGCGCCGTTACTCTGCGCCGTTACTCAATGAAAAATCTGTATCTCTTGCATCCTAAATGATGATGTGATAACATCCCCTTGCCCGTTGATGTGCGTGCCCCCCTCACGCCCATCTCGGGCATTTATTTTTTTACGAACATTCGAACCGTTGTACAATGGGGCATTCATGAAATCACTATCTCCGCGTGAATTACAGATCGTAGCACTTTTGGCGAATGGAATTTCAACCAAGCAGGTCGTTTTCCAGTTAAAAATATCACGCCGAACGGTGATGAATTACCTATCCTCGGCGCGAAAAAAACTTCTTGCTGAGACACGCGAACACATGATCGCAATTGCAGTATCGCGTGGAATGATCGTTGTAGACAAGATCGAAAGTGAATAATTACCAGATATGGGGGTACTTTGCACAGATTACCCATTGGTAGCCATTTGAGACGCGTTTATTATGGGAGGCATGGTCGCAAAAAACAAGTACAACTACGAAGAGATTCGCCATCAGATCATCGATGCGCTAAAAAACGGAGCGCCGGCGAGCTGGCCCGCACTGGCACGGATCGTGAAATTGGATATTGGCACCCTGCGCACAGCTGCGAAGCGTGAATGGGACGTGAATGATCCAAAGGATTTATTGGGGGAAGCGCTGTTACCCGAACCACCTAAAAAACTTGGAACCACTGTAACCGAAGAAGGAAATACACTTGAGATCGACCACGTGGTCGGCATGGTAACCAGCCTGGACGATGCGCTTCGAGCCAGCAACACGGATTTGAACGCCTGGATTGTGCGCGACCATCAAATCAACTTTTGGCCGATGGGAATGAAAATAAAGGACAGTGACGGCAACGAGCAGCCTTACGCCATGCAGTTGTGCCAGGTAAAGGTCTGGCTGATACGAAAAGACCTGAGGCCGCTCATGCCTGTGATCGCTCCCGTGGAAATTATATTTCGCACAGACGTTCGAAAAGCTGCCCGGGTAGGGAAACTGCCGCGGTTGAAACAGGGTCCCGAACACGGTCGGGAGAGAAGCGAAGGTCTGAAGCGGGCGTTGATATTGGCCGACCCACAGGTGGGATTCCGTCGTAGGCTGCACACCTCGGATCTGATCCCGTTCCACGATCGGCGCGTTCTTGACCTGGCGTTACAGATTTCCCATGATGTGCCATTTGACTCCCTGGAGATCATTGGCGATACGCTGGATTTGAGCGAGTGGTCGAGCAAGTTCAACCCCGAACCCGAATTTTATTGGACTACCCAGCCGGCGCTGGTAGAATGGGCCTGGTGGCTGGCACAATTCCCGCAACCTATGAAGCGCCTGAGCGAGGGAAACCACGAGAAGCGGATGCGTGACCTGGTAGCAGTATACGCCAAGGCAGCTTATGGATTGCGAGCTGTGGACGAGCTACATCTTCCTCCTGCGCTGAGCGTAGACCGCCTGATGGCGTTTCACAAATTGGGCGTTCAGTATATGACTGGGTATCCTGACAATAAATACTGGTTGAATAAAAATGTATTGATATTACACGGGGACGTGGTTCGTTCTGGCCCAGGGGATACGGCGAAAGCGATGGTGAACAAGACAACCTATACCAGCGTGTTCGGGCATATCCACCGGCGGGAATTGGTGTCACGTCGCATCAAAAGCAGAGATGGAGACGTGTTCCAGACGGCGTTTTGCCCGGGGTGTGCATGCCACATTGATGGACGTGTACCTGGTTCGAAGAGCGATGATCAGTGGCAGCAGGGATTGGCGGAGATCGAGTACACGGATGATTTCGAAATTATCACGCCAATCCCGGTTGAGAACGGGCGGGCAATCTATCGCGGTAAAATATTTACAGCTCGAGCGGATATTGATCGGGAAGTGGATGCGATGATCCGCTCGAAACTATTTCCAGATGCGTAACTATATTCCCGATATCGGGAATATCATGCCGTAGTAAAAAGGTGATCCATGAGAATTCTTGTCGACGTGGACGGCGTACTGGCCGACATCCACACGCCCTGGCTGGAAATGTATAACGCTGAATGGAATGATCACTTGCGCATGTGTGACATTACGCGCTGGGAAATGCACGAGCTGGTAAAGCCTGAATGCGGAAAGAAGATATACGATTACCTGGCGCGCCCTGATTTTTATCAGCGGACCTCCGTCATCCCTTGTGCGCTCGAGGGAGTGAAGGAGTTGCGGAGATTTGGAGAGGTGGTCTTTGTAACTTCGGGATTCTTTGAAACAAAACTTGAGTGGCTATTTCGGAATGGTTTTATCGGCTCCGACTGGAGATTTTCAAAAGACGTTGTGATGTGCCAGGATAAAAGCATGGTGATCGGCGACGTTCTGGTGGATGATAGGCCGTTGAACCTGAACGGGTTTACGGGAATTTTGTTCGATCAACCGTGGAATAGATCGGATCTGGTTTACCTGCGCGCTTATTCGTGGGGTAATGTGTTGGAGATTGTTCAGGATTTGCTATTCGATAAAAATTAGCGTTTTAACCGTAGGTATTCCACATGTCTTGACTGCCCGGTGCCCAATCAAGATGGATATTATCCATCTTGATTTTTTGCTATATATATCTGACATCCGTGGGTTCACACTGGTCGGCAGGTTATCTTATTGCACAATTTGACAACTGTCGAAAATATGTTCCATCTACTATATTGACGGGGAATGATGGGCTGGGCATGGCTGGCGGAGGCGTCGCGCTCATGGAGTTGTACTCGCCTGACCAGCCGCCCAACCGACCGATAATTCTCACGGAGATGAAACAATGAAACTTGACCTCGACTTTCTGCTTGCGATCTTGATCTGGTTCGGCGCGAACGGAACCATTGCCATGTTGGTGGCGTTGATCGTGGATATTTTCAAGCGCTTCGGCTTGGTGAAAGATGGCACTTCGGGCACTTGGAGCGCTGCGCTCAATTTGTTCGGCATGATCGCATTTGCAGTCTTCTACTTCTTGAACCCTGCGATCTCGTTCGGAGCAGTGGACGCCCAGCTGCAGCTTATTTTGAATATTGCCCAGATCTTCCTTGGCTTTTTCTGGCAGTTGAAACTATCCAGCGACTTTCATTTTGAAGGGCAGTACGCTCGCTTGCCAATTTTGGGATATTCGCTGAGCGAAACAGCATACCAAAACCAAAGGCAGATCACGAAAGAACCAGCGGAATCATCTGTTGTTTAATCAGAATGCCCCGTCATTTACTGGCGGGGCGGTTTTGATTCTGCGAGGGCATCGTGACATCCATTGACTATATCGAGATGATTATCCCGTTATTGGTGGCGCTGATCGCCGCCGTTCCTGGCCTGTTGGCGTATCGGTCTATGAAAAGAAAAACGGAAGCCGAGACAAAGAAAACAGATGCCGAGACCAAAAAAGCCGCCGCTGAGGCGGACAGCATCCACGCTCAGGTAGCCGACCGTTGGGCGGAACACGTCGAAGAATTGATGGGGAAAGTCGAAAATTTGGAACGGGTGCGAGACGAACAAGGCGAAGAGATCAAGGGCCTGCGCATCGACATTGCCCAGGTGCGACGCGAGAATGAACGCTACCGCGGCGAACTGGAAGAACGGGACGATGTGATTGATGACCTGAAGGACTGGGCGTCTCGCCTGGTCTGCCAGGTGGAAACATACGCCCCGAAGGATGTAAAGCCTGAAAAGTTTGTCCGACGAAAGAAGAAGCAGTAATTTTGGACGCGATTAGACGATGAAGCTGAAAAAGTCCCAACGGGAAGCTCTGCTTGCATGGATCGCCGAGGGGCTGGAAACGGACGAGATCAACGAGCGCGCCTCCAAGCATAAGCCAAAGTTCAAGGTCACACGCCAGCAGGTCGATTTTTATCGTAAGAGCAGAAAACACAACATCCACGCCATCAAGAAGAGCGGGGAGTTTTCTGCATTAATCAGCGGACTTTCGGTGCGGGAGAACCGTGTGCAATTATTGCACGAACTGGCGGAATTACTTCGAGCCGATCTTTTCGAGAACTCAAAGTTATGGCTTCTAAACAAGAAAGCCATCGGCATGACTGAAGTATTTTGTTACGAGGATTTCAACGCCGCGGAAGTTGCCCAACTGCGCGGCGTACTCGATGACATCGCCCAGGAGATGAGCGAGCGCGGCAAAATGCCGAACGTGGGCCTGAACGTTGACTTCAGCAAACTGAACCCCAAGCAAATGCGAGCCATTCAAAATGCAACGTCAATTGAAGAAGTCGCCGCAATTATCGCTAATCCAGATCCAGGTGCGGGCGGAGATGGAGCTGCGTCGGCTGGCGAAAGCGGTTGATGTGGTTGCCCCCGAGCATTGGCGCGACTGGTTGATCACCATGTTTCCTCGATATGTCTCCGCACCGTTTGCACCCAGGCATGTTGAGTTTTGGGAGTGGACGGATGCTGTTACGCCTGCCTCCGCTCCCGATCCATTCGTGGCTATCTGGCCGCGTGGCGGTGCGAAGTCCACCAGCGCAGAGCTGGGTGTCACATATCTGGGAGCGACAGGAAAACGGCGCTATTGCTGGTACATCTCATCCACCCAGGACAAAGCCGACGGCCACGTGGATACCATTGCGGCACTGATGGAGTCAGACGAGATCGACCGCTACTACCCGAAAATGGCTGAGCGCAAATTAGGGAAATATGGAAATTCGAAGGGTTGGCGACGGTCCCGACTGCGGACGGCCAGTGGGTTCACGGTGGACTCGTTGGGACTGGACACAGGCGCACGCGGCGTGAAGGTCGAAGATCAACGCCCTGATTTGATTGTGCTGGATGACGTGGACGAACTCCATGACTCTTTTTCAACCACGCAAAAGAAAATGGAGACGATCACGAAAAGCGTTCTCCCTGCCGGCGCAAATGGCAATACGGCAGTTCTGTTCATTCAAAACTTAATCACTCCCGAATCCATCGCCTCGAGGCTGGCAGATGGTCGGGCGGAATTCCTTGCCAGTCGGCGGGTTTCTGGCCCGTTCCCGGCCATAGACGGCCTGGCGTTCGAACAGCGTGACGGGCGTTTTTTCATTACAGCCGGCCGGCCGACGTGGGAAGGGCAGAATTTGGCGATTTGCCAGGAACAGATCAACCTGTGGGGCATCTCGGCATTTTTGCAGGAAGCCCAGCATGACGTAGAGCGGACAGGTGGAATTTGGGATCACATCGAATTCCAGCACATCGAATGGGACGCTCTCCCAGATATGGTGCGAACCGTGGTCTGGATCGACCCAGCCGTCACATCGAATGATGGCAGCGATTGTCAGGGTGTCTCTGCGGGCGGGATCGACCCACGCGGCACAGTCTACAACCTGTATGCGTGGGAAGGCATTGAATCCCCCGAGAGCGCAATGGAGCGTGCCATCCGCAAGGGCATTGAATTGGAAGCTCAGCACGTCGGCGTGGAGACCGACCAGGGAGGCGACACTTGGGAGAGCGTGTACAAGGTAGCTTCTGAGAAGGTTCAGAACGACATGCGGAGCGAGTGGTTGACGGCCCATCCTGACAAACGCATCGAGGACATGCCACCGTTCCGAATCCCGCCGTTTACAAGCGACAAGGTCTCACGGCTGCGCAATGACGCCGGCCAGGGCAGTGACAGCAGAAGCAAAATGGCACGCAACCAATTGATGCTTTCGGAAGGATACGAACACGGCAAAGTTGTACACGTGGTCGGCACACATAATGTGCTCGAAAAATCCCTGCGCCGCTTCCCGAACAAGCCGCTCGATCTGGCGGACTCATGGTGGTGGTGTTGGGCTGATTTGACCGAACGCCGCACGGTAGGTGCGTGGGGCCGCAGGTAAGGCGAAGTTGAAAGGATAAAGGATGAAAAATTTTTACAATCGTTCTGTTCGCAAGTTTCTTTATCGAAACGTCTACCTGAAAACACCTTACTGGAAATGGATGCGCCGGCGCGTGGCAAAGCGAGCGGAATACCGATGCCAGGTGAAAGGGTGTACCAGAATTGGGGCGAACCTGGACGCGCATCACACCACTTACCGCGTGCTTGGCATGGAATGGCTGTTTCCACGAGCGATGGTTTATCTATGTCGAAACCACCACAATGATACGCACCGCGGTTTCGCATTGTGGCTGAAGAATGGTCACCGACTGATCCCGTTTGCGATGAAGTAAAGAACGAATTCGGAAGGATAAATTATGAATTCCAAAGCGAAAAAGAAAACATCCAACAAGACGCGTGAGGTGAAGCGCAATTCTTCCTCACTGACGCACTCGCCGACACAGGTTATGGTAAACGCGGAGTTGCTGAGCCGTGCCATGTTGGCGGCCCGCCTCGGCAAGCAGTTCGATGGCGACCGCGATCTCTACTCGGCGTTTGGCTATGATCAGACACCCGACATCGAGGAGTACCGCGCTCACTATGAGCGCCAGGGCATTGCCACGCGCGTTGTGGAGATCTTCGCCGACGATACCTGGTCAACCCCGCCCATCATCATTGATGGGGATGTCCGTTCGGATAGCCTGGACGATGCCAAGATGACACCGTTCCTGAAAGAGTTCAACGCATTATCAAAACGCCTCGGGGTGTGGCAAATGTTCCGCCAGGTGGATATCATGTGCGGCATCGGGAGATACTCAGTGCTGTTCATGGGAGCACCTGGAAATTACGATCAGGACGCACCCAAGGGCGGACTGTATTTTCTGGCAGCCTACGATGAGAGCCAGTCCACCATTGCTGACTGGATTCGGGACCCAAAGACGGAACGCTTCGGAATGCCAGCCTCGTACACGATCAACTTCAATTCGTTCACCAATGAGCCTGTCCCGCCTGGCGGGAATGTGGTGCATTTCTCGCGGGTAATCCACGTGAGCGAGAACAGGCTGGGAAGCCGCGTCTATGGCCGGCCTCGCTTGCAGACGGTCCTGAACCGTCTCTACGATCTGGAAAAGGTGACTGGCGGCAGTGCTGAGGCAGTCTGGCTATCGATGTACAAGGGGCTGGCCGTCACGGGACGTGAGGGTACATCCCTCCCCTCTCCCGATTCGGAAGAGGGGAAGTTCCTCGAGGAACAACTGCAAAACTATACGCACAGGATGCAGCGCTACATGGTCCTTGAGAACGCCGAACTGAAGGACATGGGCGTGGACACCGTGAGTGTACGAGATACGTTTGACCTGCTCATGGACGACCTGGCCGGCTCGCTGGGCATCCCGAAGCGGATCCTGATGGGTTCGGAGCGAGGCGAACTGGCAAGTAGCCAGGACGCGCGTGCCTGGGATGGCGTGATCAAGAATCGCCGTACGAACTTTGCCGAGCCTGAGTTGGTCAACCCGTTCATAGATTGGTGCATCGCTCACAAGGTCGTGCCGCCTCCTGCGTCTGGAAAATATCGCCTGGAATGGAAGCCAGTATTCCCGCTTACCGAGGTCGAGAAGGCAGACCTGGCCGGCAAGATAGCCCAGGGCGCCAGCACCCTTACGGGCGGGATGCCGACCGAGGCGCTGGAAGTAAACGAGTGGCGCAGCATGGTTTCCCTGCCGGCCATCAATACAGATTACAGAGCGCTGGAAGATGCCTACAACGCTGATCCGAATGCGGACCCGAACGGCGGAACAAATGCAGCCAACTAACCCAATAATCTCCGCGGAGTCTAAACGCGCCAAGCCGACCCGCCCGCGCAAGATCTACACGCGCGGCGGGACCTTGCGCCTGCTCGAAGGCACTACGCTGGAAACGTTCCTACGAGAACTGCATCCCGAGGAAGCGCGCCAGGCGAATGAGTTATGGAAGAAATGCACGAGTAATATCAACGTGCCGTCCACTGGCTAAACGTGGAAGAAAAGGAAAACATGATCGCAGACTTGAAGAATCGTTTTACTTATCACGCTCCGAAAGGAGACCAGCCCAAAAAGTACGAGGAGATTCGGGCGAAGGCTTTGGAGTTGGCTGAACTGCTCGATGCGCAGTGCCCCGACTCGCGTGAGAAATCGCTCGCTGTCACTGCGCTCGAAGAAGCCGTGATGTGGGCGAATGCTTCCATTGCCCGTAATGGGGGATGAAGGAATCGGTTTTAGCCTTACGTACCATGTGTACGAAAAGATCGGGAGACGCTGTTTATAGCAGCGTCTCCCGTTTGAAAAGTCGCAATTCAACTGTAAAAGAATCTTTGACACTTCAAAATGCCTGACTTCACCCTAGACCCAACGACCCTCGATTACCGTCAAGTGACAGGGAAACGCCGTCGGCGCGTCTCTGCGGCGAGTATGGCCGCGCTGGTGGTGCGCTTTAGCATGGGCGTGCGTGATGAGATGCGAGCCAACGCCAAGGCCCTGGTGGATGGCAAGATCGACGCCCAGGAATGGTACAACGAACAAGCGCGCTTGATGAAGCTCTCGTATCATGCGACGATCTCCTCGGCGCGTGGCAAGCAGGCCGACGATGGCATGAGCGATGAAGAGAAGGCGCTCTTGCTGTTCCTGCTTTGGCTGCTATTCCAACGGCTGAATCAGACCGCCGAAGGGATTATCAGCGGGCGGATCGTGTTGGATGGGCGTTTCGTCAACCGCATGGGGATGTATGGCATGGCATCCAAGGGCGTGTGGGAGAACTGGCGCTTGTGGATGGCAAAGAAAATGGGATACACCGAAGCGCGGCGCGTGTTGGGTGTAGCAGAACACTGCCGTGATGAGCATGACCCACTGGGCGAGCATATCTCGCACGGCTGTGTAGAGCTGGCCGACCTGGGATGGATACCCATTGGGGATGTGGTTCCGATCGGACAGGCTACATGCCTTTCCAATTGTAAATGCCGAATCATTTACCGCGGTCTGAAACCGTCGGTGGGATTGTTATTCATGCCGCCGACAATCCAGAACGCAACGCATAAAACCAACCTCTTTCGAGACGTGCGTGATCGGCGCGGCCGGCTGCTATTTCGGTACGACCCCGTTGCCCACCGCGTAGAGATAAAGCACAAGGGCATGGAGTCAGCGCAGATTGTCGAACTCAGTGAGTATCGATGAAATCAAAACCATCCCGCATCAAACCAAAGCCGTCAGGTGCGTCTGACGGTTTTGTATGGATATGGGTCTGCCGACTGTGTGAGAGTCCCATTCTGGAAGTGGGTGGCCGTCGCTTCTTCTCGTGTCATTGCTGGCACGTCCACCAGTTCGAGCCGCGTCTGCCGTTCGGAATCGGGTTTTGTACGATCTGCGGATTCCCGAACTGGTAACCATATTGTTAGTGTCAACAAAATGATCAACTTCCTAATTTGGCGAAACCGTGACAAAGCCGACGCACTGGTGAGTGCGCTCACTGCGCACGGCTACCAGGAGACAACCAATCCACGCCTGGCTGACATGGCGCTGATCGACTATGAGCGGCAAGGCAGCCTATGTCAACTCGAAGAGATGCGCCGGCATGGCAAACCCGTTTTCGTTTATCCTCACGCGGCGCGCACGGCCATGATTTGGGACGGTCTGGTGGAACCGTGGAAACATACAGCCTGCAATTTCGTGTTTGCGGAAGGGCATCGAGAGATCATGCAGGCATACGGATATCCATTTCCCGTGGAAGTGATCGGATGGACCTACTCGCCTGTGTTGCCGTTTCAACCATCCGCTTCCAGCCTGGACGGGAAGCGGTTGCTGTTCGCCCCGATCCATCCCAACGCCCAGAAAGGCAGTTTCGCTGAAACGGATAGAGACGCCAACGCCACGGTGTTTCGAAAGCTGCTGGATCTGCTCGAGGTGGCACCCAGCCTGACGGTCCGTGTGCGCTATGGTCGGGACATCGATGAGAACGGCCTGTGGCAACCCAGCGGACTGGATAACCGTTTGACGTGGGAAATAGCGCGATACGACCTGGCCGACTCGATTACGTCCATGCAAAAAGCGGATGTGGTAATCGGTCACAACACGTTTGCATGGATGGCGGTCGCAATGGGAAAGCCGACGGTAATGTTTTCCGAAGCGACTACGCCGCACAATGTGAATGTGTATGTGCGCTCGTGGCAAAAGTACTGTCATTTGACTGAATATCCCCTCGACTTGTTGACCAGCGCCGACAATATCAACGCCACGGCCGGCTTGATTGGTCGGGCATGCCTTGGCGGGGAAGACGTTGAAACTTGGAAGCGGCGCATGATTGGGGAACCATTCGACGGGGCGCGGTTCGTGGATCTGTTGGAGCACTACGCCAAGGGATCACAGCCTGCGCCGGCAGATGAACAACCCGATTGGCGCTGCATAAAATGCGGCTTGCGCGTGGATCCGTTTGTGAAATACTGCCAGCCATGTTTGCAGTTTTACGGCATCCCTGGTCGACTGAATCGCTTCGAGCGCGGGAAATATCCACTGACGGACGAAGAGCGACACTCCATGTTCCGGGAAGATAGGAGGAAAAGGTAACTCGCGCTATAATTTCAGCGGAGGAACCTATGAGAAAACGCGGCTTTCGATTTCCACGCCAGGGGGAGAAGCATTCCATTTTATGGGAAATTGCTGGAGTGCTTCTCTTGATTGAGATCGTTATTTCCATCTTCAAATAATAAATCACTAAAGCAGGCCTTAGCCTGCTTTTTCTATTGACAATTATTACCCTATGAGGTAACATATAGGCAAGCAACCACAGGAGACAGACAATGATCGCACAACTCACGCAACAAACGCAGTACGGCAAACAGGGCACCATTGGAATTAACCTTCTATCTGAACTGAGTGAAGATCCTATCACCTTCGCCGCTCATTCCGTTCAGGATGCGGTAGAGTGGGCTTTGTCCTACCCGCTTTTTCAGGACGCCGAAGTCGAGAAGTTTGAACGCATTGTTACGATCAACTCCAAGTGGCAGCCCCGCGTCAAAAGCGCGTTCGAGGAAGCTGGACTGATCGAGTGGGAAAATGGCATAGAAAAAGCAGAATTCGCTCGTGCGCAGATGATCATCAAAGAGATCAATACAATCTACGAGAACACTGGTTTCCAGGGTTTCAGGAAATAGGAGAACATCCATGAAAAAGAACTTTTCCGATATGACAGTTGGTGAGTGCTTTGTGGTCGGTGAGGTAGATGAGTTTTATCAAGATGGATATAAACTGTCTGAAACTGAAGCGTGGGTTAATGAGTGTGGTGCGCAGCGAGCTGGGCGCAAACAGTTGAGCGGCGAGTTCGAGGTAACTGGTAAAACAGTGGATGTCCACGCCACAGTTACAGACATCGAGTGCGTTGCGCTCACTCTGGTGAATGATGGGCAAACCATTCATCCTGTTCTGTCTGAATGGAAACAGGCGGTGTTATCAAATCCCGATGAAATGCGGACGTTGGACGAATTCGCATGGGATAATCGAGACATGGAGGTGAACAATGAGTTCACGTTGAAGGGAATTTGCGATCACTATGGATATGCCTTCCCGCGTCGCAAATACGACCGCGATATTCATTTATTTTGCCTGATTTGGGATCATCAGCCAGCTGGAGAATATACATACGATTCGATTGTTTCAAAAGAATATCGTAATAACGGTGGAAGTTTTGATGCAGCACTCATGGCGTTGTTGGATGCCGTGGTTGATTATCGTCAACGTGGGCGCGTCAGCGGGGAAAATACAACGACGATCAATGGACTGGGCGGTCCCTTACTCAACGTCACCACATCACTTGCGGCGGCTATTGTTGAATATCACCACCGATATATCAACAATGTTCTTCTTCGAGAAGATCTTATGAAACAGGGTGGAGCATAACTATGTACGCCTATCAGGTAGGCCAACCTTACAACCAAAATCGCCAGCAATGGCCTGAAGTCATCCAATATAACTACCGCGGCGGGGAACATGAGTTGGTCCTGTTTCTCAACTCCCCCACCGCGGATGAGATTCGGGATGTTGCCAAGGGCGAGGCGCGGTTTGCGCTGTACGCTAAAGATAGCCAAATCGTTTTGTTGTTCAAGTTTGGCGATTCGATTGCCTGGAGCGATGCGCCGTATACGTATCACCGCATCCCTGCCGATCAGCAACAGCGAGCACCAGAGATTACCGCCAAGGATTTTGTGCTGTTGCATGTCATCCTGGTAGATGCTGCCACTGGAATTATTAAGGCACTGCGCGTGATTGGGATGCAACCGCCATTTGCGCAGGCGCTGCACCGAGCCATCAACACACAGGCGGATATGGTGTGGGACCCTGCTGAGTATGATCGCCAGTTGCAGGCGCTTTTCCGCAAATATAACTCGCACCAATTGGCGCAGGTGTCGAAAGTCAAATTTTCAAGCAAACTATGATTCTTTCGCCTGTCTCCACGGTCACCGAAACCATTGCCAGAGTGTATACCTCTGGTAATGGTCTGTTTTGCTCATTCAAGGAGCACAACGAAATATTTCGCAAGCATGTGAAGGGCGTCTCTATGGAGTGGTCGGAACAGTATCGCGCCTGGATGCGGTTACTGAACATCGAGACGAACGGCCAGCCACAGGATCGAGCCGCTGAACTGGTAGGTAGGTTGATCGGCGCCGGCTTTATGTGCGAGGTGAATGAGCAAGTGGCTGAATTGGTGCGTCTTGGAACGTGGAAGCCGGAGCAGAAGCGCTGGGTAAAATTCATCGAAGGCAAATATCATTTGCGTTGGCGCGGCCAGGATGACAATCTATATCATCGCTCGTTGATGCTCCCGGAGGCGTCCTGGGATAGCAGCACAAAATGCGTGTCGGTTCCATCCATTTATTTTTCCGAGGTGATAGGCTTTGCTGAAGAACACGAGTTTCAGTTTACGCAGAAGGCGCTGGAAAGCATCGAGGATTCAAAGCGCGAATATCAACGGGTAATCATTCCTGAAGTTCCAGCACCGCGAAAAAAGAAGGAAGAAAAGCAAGAACATTCCTATAAACTTGAAAAATTTATGGATGTGCCGGTTCGCAACATCCAAACGACAACTGCGCTCTTTCCACACCAGATACCGGCAGTTGAGAAGGTCGCTCCAATGCGTGTGGGTGCCCTATTTATGGACATGGGGACCGGAAAGACGCGTTGTGCCATTGAGTTGGTGGAGCGCCGACAGCAACGTATTAGCCGTGTAATCTGGTTCTGCCCAGTCAGTCTCAAACTGACCGTGGCGGCAGAAATCAGGAAGCACACCAATAGCACAGATATTCACGTGTTCGACGAAAAGGACGATGTCCCGCCAGCTTTTTGGTACGTGGTTGGGATTGAATCCATGTCGAGCAGTGACCGCGTTGTGGTTGCCATCCACGAATTGATCGACGCTGACACGTTCGTGATCGTGGATGAGTCCAGCTATATCAAAGGTCACGCTTCGAAGCGATCAATGCGAATTACTGAACTTTCAATGACGGCGCGATATCGCCTATTGCTGACGGGAACGCCCATTACCCAGGGCGTGGAAGATCTTTATGCTCAGATGCGTTTCCTGTCTCCTGATATTCTCGGCTATGGTTCGTTCTACTCGTTCGCCAAGAACCACCTCGAGTACAGCGACAAATACCCTGGCATGGTCGTGCGAGCGCTCCACGTCGGCAACATCGCCGACAGAATATCGCCCTTTGTTTATCAGGTGACAAAAGAAGAGTGCATGGACCTGCCCGGGAAGCTCTACGATCAATTTTATTTTGGCCTGACAAAGGAACAGCGAGACGCATACGAACAGGCCAAGGAAGAAATCATTGGCGGCATCCTGGACGAGCTTCCCGACTATATTATTTTCCAGTTATTCACAGCGCTTCAGCAGATTGTTTCGGGATTCTGGAACCGCAACGGGACGGAATTCATTCGACTGCCACATAAACGCGTTGAGACGTTAAAAGAAGTGCTTTCTGGCATACCAGAAAGCAAGAAGGTCATTATCTGGTGCAAATACGTGGAGAGCGTGAAGCAGATCGCCGATGTGCTGCCTGGTTGCGCTCTCTATTATGGAGATCTATCCGAGAAACAGCGAGACGAACAGTTACAGTTGTTTCGCGGGCCGGCGCGTTTTCTGGTTGCGACTCAGGCTACTGGTGGACACGGTCTGACCTTGAATGAGGCGCATTATCACGTGTTTTACGAGAATGAGTTCAAGTACAGTCACCGTGTCCAGGCGGAGGACCGTAGCCACCGAATCGGCCAGACCAAGCACGTCACCTATATTGACATCGTTTCTAATTCTGGCATTGATCGTCGTATCATGGCGGCGATCTCGAAAAAGGAAGATGTTGTGAAATCGTTCAAGCACGAGGTCAATAAACGAAAGGTCAGCGAACTATGATTTTTATTGGCCTATCGGACAACGAGAAACGCGAGCGTATCGAGCAGTTCCGCGCCGAGAATGACATTCAAAAGACGGTGGTAATTTCGGCGGATGAATTCCCGCTTCTCATTCCAGGGACTGACCAGATTAAATACAGCGACGTGATCATGTATGTTACGTACTATCGTCTTCTACAGGAAATTGATAGGCGCACTCTGATCGTGATCAATGAATGTTTACGAACGCAAAACCGCTACGACCTGGCGTACAACTGCATCCGCAACTACCTAAACCAAACATCGCATCAGTTAATCTTTCAGTGGATTCCGCAGATCGATACATGTGAAGATTTCATGATTTTGTTTGATTTCGATACTCGCAGTCGCTGGAAGCGTCGGCCATTTGACCCGTTCTTAATCCAACAGGAAAGCAAAGTCATGGTCCAACCGCTTTCGATATTGTTCAAGAGCGAAGACGTTCCGACGTCGGAAAAGACCAGGACGAAATACAACCAGGAACGGGAGAAAATGTTCCGTGAACTGGGCAACAGAGATCCGCACATCATCCCGCGCAATCTCTATCTACTGAGCGGTCCCGACAAATTGATCCACATCAATTCGATAGACATGCCGTTATTTTCGGAAAGCAACCAGCTCTACGTATCACGCAACAAACGCTTGAACTCGGATCGGATCGTCACCTACGAAGATGTTCAGGCCGGCGGACGATATGGGATCGTAGAGCTACCACACCGATTTATTGATTACTGTGATTTTATTCGCGTAACTGGACAGGTAGAAAGCAATGTTCTAGTGGCAGACCTGAAAGTAGATCACTGGTATTTCAACCGTTACAACGAATGGAGTAGACGCATCCATGACACTTACGCAAGTTTATCGGCATGATTGGAACGTGCTGAGCGCCGCTCGGGAGCGAATCGAGTTTATTTTCGACCAATTCGAGAATATCCATGTTTCGATCAGTGGCGGGAAGGATTCAACTGTCCTGGCACACCTGGCGCTGATGGAAGCCAGGCGCCGCAACCGCAAGATCGGGATATTCTTTCTCGACGAGGAGGCTGTCTATCAAGCTACCATTGACCAGGTCGAGTACATCATGGAACAGATGGCGCCTGAAAATGTTATTCCGCTCTGGTTACAGATGGAATTCAATCTGACCAATGCCACTAGCCTGACCGAGACACAGTTCATCCCCTGGGAGGCCGGCAAGCACAAATTGTGGTTGCGTCCAAAAAAGGACTACGCCATCAAATTCCCCCAGTGGGACCGTTCTACACAGATCGTAGCCGACAAAAATAAGGGGTTCGGTTTCTACGATGTGTTCATGAACTTCGAGCGTTGCTACAGCAATACGGCTTTTCTGGTCGGCTTGCGTGGCGTGGAGTCTCCGAACCGTTGGCGTACTGTCTCCAAAAACCCGTCAGATATCGGCGGAAATAAGATCTATTGGGCGACTACCGCCGGCAAGAATTTCAAGATGTATCCGCTCTACGATTGGAACTTCCATGATGTATGGCACTACATTTTCGAGAACAATCTTCGTTACCATAAGATCTATGATTACCAGGTAAAGAAAGGTTATTCGATTACAGAGATGCGCATAAGTTCCCTTATCCACGAGAAATCGTTCAAGTCTCTTGTGGATCTGCCAGAATTCGAACCTGACACGTACAACAAACTTGTTAAGCGTGCTAAGGGAATATCCCTAGCGCAGGAGACAGGTAAGAATGCCAAGTTGTTCCGTGCCCGTAAGCTACCAAAGAATTACAACTCATGGCGCAAATACCGCGATTTCCTTCTGGAAACCCATCCCGACCCTTCGAAGCGCGATATCCTGGCCCGACGTTTCGCCGGTCACATGGATAATGAATATGTAGCACGCCAACAGGTGCGCCAGTTGATCCTGAATGACTACGAAAACAACCTGCCCGTTGACAATCAACCCGATCCGCGCCAGAAATGGATCGAATATTACATGGAGAACCTATGATCGAAAATATTCAGGACTATCTTACCGTGCGTGAAAGTATCCAGCCTATTTCAGTGGATAGCCGGCGCAAACAGAAAGTTTTGATCCCGTGCGTCAATACGCTGCTTGTGGCGCGTGATCTGGTGCAGGCGAACACCTATAATCCAAACGCCGTGCCTGACGAGAAGATGGAATTGCTTCGCCAATCCATTGTGGATAATGGATTCGCATTTCCCATCGTGACCATTTACGACCCAGACCTTCAAAAGTTCATAGTGATCGACGGCTTTCACCGTTACGTGATCAGCGGTCCCGACTGGCTTGGAATGCGCTACGTCCCAATTGTCGTGCTCGAACACGACATGAGCAAGCGCATGACGGCTACGTGGCAATTTAACAAGGCGCGCGGTGTCCACCAGGTGGACATGGACGCCGACCTGATCCGCGCTTTACTGGAACAGGGCATGAGCGAGGATGATATTGCCGCGCACTTAGGAATTGACCTGGACACTGTATATCGCTATAAACAGGTTACTGGCATTGCTGAGTTATTTAAAGGCGCACAATATTCGATGGCCTGGGAAATGAAGGATGTGGACGATGGAATGGAAATACGGTAACGCGTGGGATTTATTCCCAATCAAGGAAGGCGAAATATGGGGAATCCCAGGGCGAGCAATGGTTGCAGTCCATAATCTGTTTGAGCCGTTGCCGGCCTGGGTGAGGCCCGACCTGCTCTTCGTTGATCCACCTTGGAATCTGGGAAACGTAAACTCGTTTTATACCAAGGCCGGACGGGAAGACTACCTCGATACGTTTAGCCAATTCACAGACGCTTTTTTTGGTCGAGTGACAGAGATCAACCCGCAAACAGTCTACATTGAGATCGGAAAACAGAACGTCGAGAATTACTTCGACCGCCTGGCAGAGCTCTACCCAAAATTGCAGCGATGGTCAGTGCTTTATTATCGTAAACATCCCACCTGGATCATCCGCGGGAGTAAGTACGACAACATCGGTTTCGATTTCTCCGGGATGGATGAGGCCGACTGCATCTCGAAGATCGCTCTGATCGAGAATTACCGGACAATGGGTGATATTTGCATGGGACGCGGGCTGGTCGGCCTCGCTGCCTACAAAGCTGGGAAGCCGTTCGTCGGTACGGAACTCAATAAACGCAGATTAGCATGTCTGCTTCAGGCTCTATCGAAAATCGGAGCACCAATTCGGAAATTGGAGATGTCCAATGAATAAAAAACAGCCTTTCGCCATTCACACGATCCGCCCAGATGAACCAGGCATGGAACCATTGAAGGTCGTCCTCCCCAAGGATGGAACGCGCGGCCTGGTCATTGGCGAGGATTGGGAAGTGCGCGCCTTGTACGATCTGATAGAAAAATATCTGGAGAATGGCAAGCACTCCGGCCAGATCGAGGATTACCACGAGCAGTTAGGGACCGCATGGATCACCACCGTTGACGCCGCTTCACTTGCAGAGCACAGCGGGCATCCTGGCATACCAGAGCGGACCATCCGTTGGGCCGCTTCACATGGATATATTCGCGGTGCTCAAAAGCATGGCCGTGACTGGCGCTTTCCACGTGCGACGTTTTTGTATTGGCTGAAAAATCGTCCCAAGCCTGGAAGGAAAGCTGAAGCACTTGCACACATTGACATATAACGCCTCGATTGCCTTTCGCGTAGAATAGGCATAACAAAATCACTGTAAGCGCCGAGAGCGCAGGAGACCCTTTGCGGGTTTTCTGCGCTCTTTTTATTTTCCTACTGCCATGCTGAAAACACAATCATCCACAATCCAAACCAAGTTCACAATCTCCGAGCGGGACGGGAAAGAATTTCTCGTTGTGCCTGGTGTGCCGGCCAAAGAGCAGGTAATGAACACCGCGTTCGTCCCTGGCGATGAGATCTCGCATTTCGTCGGCTCGTGGAATGGTATCCCTATTACCATCCATCATCCCAAGCAGAACAGCGGGTCGGCCAATGCACCTGATCCTGATGTAGCCGTGGTGGGTCGTTTCTATAACGCCGGATGGGACGGAGACGGCAAGCGGCTGACGGGCGAATACTGGCTCGACGTGGCAGAGCTGCGCCGCTGGGGCGATGGAAAGGCCATCGAGGAAGCGGTCCGCAATGGGAAGATGCTGGAAACATCCACAGGCTACTGGGCCGACGATGAGGCCGCGCCCGGTCAGTTTTTGGGGACTCCCTATAACGTAGTCCATCGCAATTTGCGTCCCGACCACATTGCCATTTTGCCCGACGAGATCGGCGCGTGTTCGCTGGCCGATGGGTGCGGTGTGAATCGGAACGCGAGTGATTCGTGTGCTTTAAAACTAAATTGTGCGAAGGACTGTCCGTGCAAAGACAAGGATGGGAATAAAACCATGACCGATGAATTACGTCAAAACGAGATGTCACTGGAACAGGAAGCCCAGGCAGTCCGTGAAGCCTTTTATACGTCCACTCGTCCCGCATCGGAGAAAACTGCCAACGTGGCCGAAACACCCGCCGGCAGGGGGTTTGTGCGTGATGTCTTCGAAGATTACGTGATCATTGATCGTGGCGGCCAGTGCTTTCAGGTCCCTTACGCCAAGGGCGTGGACGGGAAGATCGAATTCGCTCAGCAAGACCAGTGGAAGAAAGCATCCCAGGAATGGGTTTTGCAGAATGCCACTGGCGACCTGCCTGCAGCTGGAAAGAAGATCTGGGAGAGCGTGTACCAGGAAGCGCAGAAGGCCGGTGACGACAAGGAAACTGCCGCCAAGAAGGCATGGGGCGCTGTAAAGAAAGCCGGCTGGAGTCAGGATGAAAAGGGCAAGTGGGTCAAGGCCAACGCGGTAGCGCGCTGGCTGGCTCGCGTGACGAGCAACCACTATGGGCCGGGAAAGCATAAGAACGGAACGTCGCAAGATGCACATGGCGGCAGCGGAACTGGAAGTGTAGCCGACCCGATCGATCGGTTTGTGGAAGTTTCGCCAAAGAACGAACAAGTTTCGCCTGAAGGTCAAAAGAAGATCGACGAGACAAAGAAAAAATTTGATGAATCCAAGGCTCGCTGGGATAAAAATAACCTCGTGTCTGAAACGCCTGGATTGCAAAATGCTTCTGAAAGTTTGCGAAAGATTTTCTCTGATCCGAAATCGCAAAAAGAAGAGATGACGCGCCTGAAGAAGAAAGGCGAAAACTGGCTTGGTTTGACATTGGATACCACTCGTAAGCTGGGCGCTGATTATTCCAACGAACTGATTGCCAAGTTTGGGAAAGAAAACGTCTACAAGGGAATTTACCCAGACAAATACAAGGTCTTTGAGAAAGACCTTAGCGCGTACGAGGACATGCTCATTCAGGCGCGCATGAGCAAGGTACGCTCACATACCGCAAACACCGCGGCGAACGCAGACCGCGTTGTCAAAACCAACTCGAAGGAGAACAGCATGAAATGGAATGACTTACTGGCCTATCTGTCGGGCAAGGGCATCCAGGTCAAGGCGAATTCCGAGAGCGAAGAGGAAGAACCCACCTTCGATGTCTCGGAAGTTGCCCCGGCCAAGGACAAGGAAGATGATGAACCCGAACCCAAGCAGAACAGCGCCATCCTGACCGATGGCGAGCTTTCCGCCTTGAAGGCCCTGGCGCAAGCTGCGCCCGCGTTGCTGGCCGTTCAACAGAACGCCGCACGCCAGGCGCAGGACGAGAAGGCGGCAGTCGTGGCCGAGATCAAGGCGAACCGCTCCAACGTGTACAGCGACGATGAGCTGGCCGGCATGAGCCTGCCCGTGCTCACCAAGCTGAACGCGCAGATGAACGTCAACTACGCTGGCTTGGGCGGGGCGCGCTACCAGGAACCTGATTTCCTGGCGGTTCCTGCCGTCCTGCTCGCCAAACCTGAGAAGGAGGCGTAACCATGAGCACCGCTCACATCATCGCTCTGAAGACCCGCGGGACCTTCGTGAAGGAGTCCGCGCTCGGCTCGCAGGATCCGTATCTTGCGCCCGTCACCCCTGGCATGATGCTCGAATATGCCACCGCAACCACCGTTCTGCCGCATTCCACCGCCGGCGCGCTTCCCGCTCCGCTGATGTTTGCGGTCGAAATGTCCGTGGACGGACGCGGCATTGACGACAAGTATGACGAGGCTGGCGAGGCTGTGCCGCACCAAACCGGGTTGCCCGGCGAGGAGTTCTACGCCCTGCTCGCCACCGGCCAGAACATCGCCGCGGGCGCACTGCTCACCAGCGACGGCGCCGGCTGCTTCAAAGCCAACAACGGAACCGCCGTGGCCCGTGCTCTCGAATCCGTCAACAACTCGGCGGGGACCGCTCCCGCCCGCATCCGTGTGGAGGTGCTGTAATGAACGAAACCATCCTTCAGAACGGCTTCATGAAAGAGGGTGACCGCCTCGACGTGCGCTCCATGCGCCCGTACCTCGGCATGAAGCAGAACGCTTCCGTTCGCCAGAACGCCCTGCTCCGCAAGGCCGAATGGGAAGAGATCGACCGCACCGTGGTGGACGTGATGCGTCAACCCATCGTGGGCGTCTCAGATCTGATCGCCGCTGGCCTGACCAAACCCTTGGGCGGCCTCGGCACCAGCATCTCCACCTACGAACAGCTCACCGATATGAGCGACGCGGATGTCTCGATGACGATCACTCCCCGCAAGGGCGAGTCGGATCGCCCGGCCTTCGAACCGCAGAGCATCCCCGTGCCGATCATCTCCAAGCCGTTCTACCTGGACGCCCGCTCCCTGGACGCCTCCCGCCGCGGCGGTGAAGGCCTGGACGTGACCAGCACCCGCGTCGCCACCATCAAGGTGCGCGAATCCCTGGAAGCAATGATCTTTGCTGGCCACGCCAAGCAGTTGGCCGGTTTCAAGATCTACGGCTACACCAACCATCCCAACCGCAAGACCGACACCGCCGGCAACTTTGGTGGCGGCGATTGGGGCACGGACGGAAACGCCCACAAGACCATCGTCGGCATGATCAATGCGATGGCGGCTTGGGGCTTCTACGGCCCGTGGGGTCTGTACGTTGCCGACACCCAGTATGGTCAGACCCTGCAGCTGACCGGTGCGAACAAGAGCGAGACGCAGCTCTCCGTCATCCAGCGCACCATCCCCGACCTGCGCTACGTGCGCCGCTCGAGCCGCCTGACTGACGGTCACGCCACGCTCGTGCAGTTGACCTCGGACGTGGTTGATCTGGCGATCGGCCAGGATGTGATCCCCGTCCAGTGGGCTGAGGAAGGCGGACTGGTTGCCCAGTTCCGTATTCTGACCGCCGCCGTGCCGCGCGTGAAGTTCAACGCCGACGGCCACGCCGGTGTGTGCCACGTCACTGGCTGCTAGGTGAACCATGCCTACCTATGTCGTCAAACCTGGAATGATCTTTGGCGCTCACGACCAGTTCACGGCTGGCGATAAGGTGGAACTCACTGTCGAGGAGGCTTCTGGCTTCCTCGACAAACTCCGCCTGATGGACGCGCCGGCCAGTCCTGCCAAAGTGGCCCCCCCCAACACAGAGGAACCGCCCGTTACGGTGGTAACGCCTGATGGGGCGGCAGAGGCCGACCCGCTGAAGAAGTCGAGGCGCAAGAGCAAGGAAGCTGAACTCGGATGATTACTCCCGTCATTTATGGAACAGTAAGCGATGTGGCTGCCCTGGCGCGTGTATGGACGGACAACGGCTCGTTTGTTGACCCGACTGTATACGTGAATGACACCAATCCCACGTTATCTCAAGTGGAGACGTGGCTGGAACAGGTAAGCGCACAGGTTGACCTGGCGCTTGCCAATCACCAGTTTATTGTTCCCATTGACGGGACCTTGACCGAGGTGGTGAATGCCATCTCATCGGTGGTCATTCCGCTGGTTGCTGATCTTTGCCATGCCGCCAACTCGAGCGGGCGTTTCTTTACCGAACGCGCCATCGAGCGCGGCACGGCACCTTTCAAGGTCATCACCAACGAGATCAACTCGTGGGTAAAAGCAAACCAGGACGGCCTGGCCGCGATGGGACTGAAACAGCGGGAATCGTCGTCCATCAAAAAACAGGTCTATATGCGCGTGATCGGGAAGCATTAGCATGTTTCGAATTCAATCGAACATCCAGTCGGTGGTCAACCGCTTAAAGCGACTTGGAACGAACCTGTTCGGGTCCGCTGAAGATGTGCTGTGGATGGCCGCCCAGGATGTCCGAGACGCGATGGGTGAGAGCGGCGAAGCTGTGACGTACCCGGTCCAATGGGACAGTGAGAAACAGCGCCGCGCTTTTTTTGCCACGAATGGTTTTGGAAACGGTATTCCATATCAGCGCAAGGGCATCTATGAAAGCTCATGGGTTGCCAGCAAGGCTTCCCTGGGCGCTGAGATTGGAAGCACCTCCCCAGCAGCGCGTTATGTAGGCGGGTCTGCCAACCCTGGCGGGCCCGGGCAAAGCCGCATTCACCGCGGACGCTGGAAACTGTTCCGTGAAACCGTTGACGCCCGTCTACGTGATCTCCCCAAGCGCGTGATCGAGCGGTTGCGCGTCGTTGTTGTCAAGTCTGGTTTCAAAGGCGAGTAACCCCATGCCCGTTGACTATTACTCGATTTGCGAAGACGCAATCATTACGCTGCTGAAAGACGAACTGCCTGATTTCATCAAGCCGGCCACGAAGGACGTCCAGGTGACGAAAAGTGACCTGACCGTTTTGGGACGCGGACACGATTACTTTGCAGTCCTTTTCCCTGGGACATTCCAAAGCGCCAGGCTCGCCGCAAGAATCCAGGTAACAACGTGGACAGTTTTCGTGGATCTGTTCGCCCGCTACAAAACAGAAGCCACTTCCTGGGCGAACTTTAAGGCGTATCGAGCAGCGACCTACGACCTGTTCCGTTTGTATGCCAATCTGAATGGCGCACAAGGCGTGCGAGACAGCTTCTTAAGCGCCGTTGGCGAACCGCTCTATTACAACTCGCGCGGCAATCCCGACGCGGGACCTGTTTTTGTGTCGCAACGTCTGTCGGTAACGATCGAACAGATCGTGAACCGCACGTAGCAAGAGGAGTATCCTATGACCGTCGCAAGTGAACCCTTTGTCTATGCCGGCCTTCAGTCGGCATTTGTGTACGAACTGAATGCCAACGGACGCCCCAAAGGCGCTGGCCTGACTGCCTACAACGGGTATGAAGTTTACGGTCCGCAGGTGTTCACCCTGAACATCCCAGAACCGCGCCGCGTGCCCCATGCTGGGAATGATCGTTTGCTCTTGACGCAGATCTTCCCCAGCAAAGAAGCGATCACCGGCGAGTTGCAGGTGGCCGCCGAAGACCTCGACCTGTTGGCCGCGGTGACCAGTCTCACCGTCCAGACGCTGGCCGGCGCGCGCTTCCTGCCCCACGCCACGGACCTGCAAGGGAAAGAGCCGAACGTTGGCATGATCCTGCAACAGGCCGCTCTTTCCGAGTCTGGCATGAGCCGCTACCACTGGCACGTGATCCCCAACACGCGCGCCGTGCCGCGTTTGCCTGGCATGGGCGAGAATCCCGAGCCGATGCGCTTCACGCTGGCCCCGAACCCGATCACGCGGTACCTGTGGGGTCCCAACATCGTGGACGATACCAGCGGCGCCGCACAGTCGGCGGTTCAGTCTGGTTTCTCGGCAGACCGTTTGCGCATCGCCGCATTCGTGGCCGACGGCATCGAGGATACCTTTGCGTTCGACGCGGCTCTGCAGGCGGTGGATGAAAATGATATTGAGGTCTACACCGCGAGCGGTACGACCGTCACGAAGGTGACCAGCAACATCACCAAGGCGAAAACGGGCGTGACCTTCAGTTACCCGGCCATCCCCACGGATGAAACCGAGGTGATCCTGCTGTACCAGCACGCGTAATATGTGGATGTGAAATACGAAACCCCGCCTGGTTTATCTGGCGGGGTTTTTGATTCGTTTGCTTTAAAACTAAAATTTAATTCACAATACCGTAGAGTGTTGGACAAACTAGAATCACGTAAATCACGAGCAATGCGCCTGCAACAATTTTGACGCTTAACGTTGAGTCGGGATCGTCGAGCACGATCACGGTCCACAGCGGGGTAAGGAAAAGGAAAGTGAAAATCTTGACGGCGGGATTGTGATACCATTTTTTGGGTTTCTGTGGTTGCGGTTGATTTGCATTCATCACGCCCGTTCGCAAATCTCTACCGCAGAAGCGGCAAACAATGGCGGAAGCCTGAATCATCTCGGCGCAATAGGGACAACTTTTCAACGACGGAGTTGGAGTTTTAGAAGGCGGTGGATCTATTGTCACGCTGGTCGGCGGTTGCACTACCGCCGACCCGGTAAGATTTTGCAATAACTCATTGGCTTTTTCGTTTTTGGGGTTGATGCGAAGCAGTTGCTTTACACAATGAAGACGTTCCTTATCATTATCGCATAAACCATACATCCAACCCCACGCTTTTTCATTGTCAGGTTCCTGTTTTACTAATGAAAGAAATATCTTTCGCGCTTCATCGCGTTTTCCTGCGCGATAGGCTTGCACGCCCTGCTGAAGTAAAGTTTCCATGATTTTTCCCTTTTGATTGCACAAAATGACACTGTAAAAATTATATCTTGAAACGTAAAATACAAACAATCGAATTTGTAAGCGCCCAGAGCGCAGGAAGCCCCTCGCGGGTTTTCTGCGCTCTTTTTATTTGGAGAAACATGCCCACCCAATCCCAAAATTTTATCGCATCCAATGGAAGAAAAATCGAAATCCACCAGGCCACTTACCTGATGGGTTTGGAACGCGGACACATCATCAACGATCTGATCGCCAAACCGCACACCAACCCACGCGTTCAGGCAGCGTTGATCAATATCTATTCGGCGCTGGCGGCCTGCTCAACAGGCGATGTGCCGACAGCGCAGGAATTCGAATCCATGCTCGACCAGGATGTGGAGCAGTGGTTGAGGACGGCGAGTGCGCTGAACCCGCATTGGTTCGCATGGATGGAGCCGGCTATCAAGGCCATCGAGGCCGCGCTCACACCGGATGAGCAGAAAAAAAAAGACGGACGGAAGCGGCACAAGTCTTAAAGCGGCTGATGCGTTCGCTCCCCAGGGATGAACCTGATACGTTCATCCCTGAAGTACTGGACATCACCATTGAAGACTTCGAAGAAGTCTACCCGTTGTGGGTGCTATGGCAAGCCACTGGAAAACGGTTTTTACCGAATCAATTACTTGAACAACCGCAAGTTCTCACCGATCAACTGCTCTATGTGGATAGCATCTTCCAAAAAATGGTAGCCCAGCACGATAAACGCTCCAAGAAGAAATAATGCCCGACAATCTCACCATCCTCCTTCAACTTCTGCTCGATAAGTCTGCTAAACAGCAGACCGAACAGGGTATTACAGACATCACCAAAGCCCTCGTGGATATGGACATAGAGGGCATTGAGCGCGCAACTGAAGGATTGGCAAAGTTATCGCAAGCGCAAGAAAAGGTAACGCAGGCCTTCGAGCGTTCCAAGAAGGAAGCTGAAGCGCTACGGAAACTCTCAGACGACATCGGAAAAGGTTCAACAAAACTTATTGCGGCCGGCTCAGCAGTAATCGGTGGGATGTACCTGGCGGCGAACTCGGAAGCCAAGCGCATCAAGGAAGCCGGCGGCGTTGTAGACGCAACTACTCAGCGCTGGCTGGCATCACAGGATAAGCTACAGAAAAGTTATCAATCTATTGGACGCTCAGCCATGACCGCGCTGGTGCCTGCGCTCGAGCAGGCCGCAAGCCTGGCAGAAAAAGCCGCTAAATTTGCTGAGTCAAATCCCGACCTGGTGAAAGGTCTTGCGACCGCGGCAGGGATTGCCATCTCTATTGGGGCATTAGGGAAGTTGATCTCCGGCGGCTTGAGGGTTTTCGCCGATGCAAAATATATCTTCGCACACACCGAATACGCAACTGCCACGCTCATGTTTCAGAAGAGCGTTAAAGAATATCTAGCTGGTGTTGTGGCCCAAGCGGCAGCCAGTAAAGCCGGCGGAGGCATGTTGTTTGCACCGGCGCAAAAAGTGGCATCAAGCGCCGCAACCACTGGGATGATCGCTGGAATATCCACAGCCACGATTACCGTCATTGTCGGATCGGTGCTTTCGGTTTTAGGCGGCGTACTGGCCGGCGTTGGGATTTATGATCTGATCGCAGGATATGTTCGTTCGCAGGGCGGGAAGATGGATTCGGCCGGTGTAGAGTGGAACAAGTTTACGACACTAATTGAGTACAAATCCAAAATTTTGGTAGAGTCGATAAAAAACGGCGGACAGGTTTCAGACGAAACGGCGAAGAAGATTTGGGAGGAATCGAAGGCGAACAAGAAGCTGGCGGACACGGCTGGCGAGGTGACTGACGCCTTGGAAAACATGATTCCTGAAGATGCGTTGCGTGGAGCGACGCAAGCGTCGATTGATTATCAGAAAGCCGAAACCGAAACCGATAAACGCTATGGCGAAGAAAAGCTATCCATCGAGACGAGCTATGCCCAACGCGAACAGGAACTCTACCAATCGCACGCGCAAGCCATGCAAGGCATTTCGATGCAGCTTTCGGCTACGCTGAGCGAAATCGAGCAGGAATATCAAAATCAGCTCGCAACCATTGAAGCCAATTACCAGGAGGAGCGGGCCTCCATTGTTAAACAGGGAAACGACCAGGTGGCGCAGATCCAAAAGGACGCGCAGGAACGATTACAGGAACTGGCCACCCAGCACGCCGAGCGCGTGGAAAACCTGACCAACAGCCGCGATGCGCTTGCCCTGGCGCAAGAAAATCGTGATTACGCCAAACAGCGCGCCGAGGAAGAACAAAACGCCAAAGAGCAAATTGCCCAGGCCAAACAGCAAACAAAAGAACAACTGGCCGAATTAGATCGCCGCCATCAGATGGAATTGCAGGCGGCACAGCAACAATACGAACAGCAAAAAGCCGCGGCCGAAAAAGCGGCGCAAGACCAGATGATTGCCGAGAATCAGTCTTACCAGGAACAGTTGGCTGAACTGGAAAAGACAAAGGCTGACGAGTTGAAACAGCTCGAAGCCGCTCACGCCGAGGAACACGCTAAAAATTTACAAGCATTCAATGAACAATTGAACCAATTGGGAATTTATCTCGGAGACGAATATCAACTTCGGCAGGATTATTTTTCTGCCATGCTGGAACAAACACGTCAATGGCTTGAATCGCAAAAAGCCCTGTTTTCAGAGCAAACGCCCGAAGAGACAGCGGATGGTACGACACCTCCGCCCGCGCCGGGACCGAACAGCCCAACCCACGATTCGGGCGGATATGCCAACGCCGGCTTGATCCGCATTGGCAAAGGTCAGCGCGAATTCGTTCTTTCGGATCGGACACGCCGCGCGGCGGAAGCATCCATTGGTGGCAGGTTGACGCAGGAGAATATCATGGCGTCCTTGTTGCGCGGCTCGGGCGGAGCGGCACAGAACATCTCGGTTAACGTGGGAGACGGCATGACATTGATGCAGGTGAAGCGCACGTTGCAGGAAAATAATCGCTCTTTGGTACGTGATCTATCTGATGCAATAAAGGCAATCGGATAATGCCTACTCCTACCTACCTTTACGATTACAAGATCGGTAGTACGCTGGTCGGCCTGACCAACCTGGAAGGTCTCACCGTCCCCTTGCCGCCACCTCATGCGATCTACAAATCCTATCAGAACATTGTCCCGCTTGGGGACATGACGACGCGCGGCATTGGCTTTCCATCGGCTGTCTGGCGCTGGGCGTCTCTGACGGATGCTCAACGCGACCAATTACGTTCCTTCTGCGCGGGATCGAGCGCGGAGATATATATCCGCACGCGCACGAATGAAAACACAAACGAATACAAGAGCTTCAAGGGCGTCATGATCTGGCCGACCGAGGAGGATCCCGACTCGTACTCCAAGGTTGATTTCATTATCACATTTGTGGGATTGGTAGTGCAAACGTGAACACGATTGCTGCCTGGAAATTGACCAACTTGCGTAAGGATGGCCAGTGGAGCCAGCTATACCTGGCCGGCCTGGAAGCGCCGCGCGTGGTCATGGCGGCACGCGTCGCACAGGCGTTCCCATCACACGCCAGTTGGGACAACAAGGCGCGGGATGAGATCATGCAAGTGACCTTCGAAACGGTGACAAGCGGTTCTTACAGCGCGGTCATCGCGGGGATGACGGTCTGGGTCGGCTCGTCGGCGGGCGCTTGCGATGTTGGTCAGGCGCGCGTTCGCAAGGTGTCGGAGTCGGAGCCGACCATTTTATACATTGGAGAGGAAAGCGATATCGACTGGGACAGGGGTCTATACCTGACCGTAATTGATGAGTTCGGGTTGTGGGCCAAACATGCCAAGATCATCAGCGAAATTCCATACATGGACGGCGACATCGCATATAGTGACCAGCACCTGTATATCAATCCTGTTCCTGTAATGGGCAGTGACGCGGTGCTGGACGTGACTGCCTATCCTGCCACGCTTGCCCTGGATGGGTCCAATTCGTGGCTGTTCGATTCGGCTGTCGAGAGTTATTTGTGGACAGCCTCGGCTGGCACACTTTCAAACAGCGCCTCGGCCACGCCGACACTCACAGTGGCGTCCTATCCTTCGGGCGGAGTGATCCGATTATCGCTCACCGTTACAGCAGTCATCACAGGCAAAACAAAAACGGGCTACCGCTACGTATACGTCTACGACACCACCCATCGGCCAGAGACAGTTTTTCAGGTCGGCTCCCTTGCGTGCGATATGGAATCGGGTGGATGGGAATTCGATGTGACGATGGCAGGAGACGCCGCTTATGTGCGCGACCGCGCTAAGGTGATCCTATTTTCCCGTGATTATTATGGATCATCCCGCGTCGAGATGGGACAGCAGATCGGCCGTGAAAACATCGTCTGCATTGGATGGATCGACGGCGAAACCATTCAATATAACCCGAATGAAAATTCCGTTTCGTTCAGCGTGAAGGGTCCGCAGTTCTGGCTGAACCGTATGCCTGGCTTCCCACCTGGTGTGGAAATGAATCCGACGCCAGCATGGACATCCTTCCCCACCCTAACGGTAGATAAGGCGCTTTGGCACCTGCTCGAATGGCGCAGCACGGCTACCGCGGTAATGGACATTACACTGACGGGAAATTCGCTCTACGCATCTGCTTTTGAAGTGCCCGCCGAATCGCTCTGGCAGCAGATCATTGAAATAGCGCAGACATCCATTCTAGCGGTTCCATGTTGTGACCTTTTCGGTCGGTTCTTTATTGGAATTGATCCGCAATATACACCTGTTGCAGATAGAAATATCCCCGAGGTAATGCGGATTGAAAAGAGCGACTGGTCGGACGCGCTCCAGATCGAGAGCGCCATTGTAGACACAACGGCAATGCTCGATCTATCGGGCGTGGCAGTGCGGCCCTACTCCACGGCGTTGCCGTTCTTTTCGCTTGCGCCTGGTCATGTGTTTCGGCGATATGGCGAGGTCGAGACGCTGGATAGGTTATTGCTGGAATCGCAGGCGCAAGCCAATGAATTGGCCGGCCTGGTGATGGGGCGCAAGAATAACCCGATCCCATCAATGGATATTACGCTGGCGGCCAACAACCGCCTGATCGACATCGCACCGTTCAATTATCTTTTACTCACGATTGAAGCGGCGGACAATAACCGCGGCATGGAGTTCGATGGCAGGGTGATTCCGCGCTCGATTTCCGTGGAATGGGATAGTGAATCTGGCTTCTTAAAACATACGCTTACCGTGGAGCCTGAATCCTTCCCTACGCTGGCCATCACGGGCGACCCGCCCTCGGTCGCGCCAAATCCGCCAACCCCACCCACACCTAGCACTCCCCCACCTCCACCCATTGGCGGCGGCATTCCCATTGACGGCGTAAAGGAAGTAATCATTGCAACCACCGATTACGGAATTCTGTACACCGTGAACTTTGATGATGACGAGCCGCAATGGTTTTATATGAACGCGGGCATGACTGAAAACGAAACAAAAAACGTGGTCAAGTTTTGGATAACCGCCGATGGAGCAATCTTCGCCCTGGTGACAACTGATGTTGGAAAAGGAACAACATCAGGGAAGGACCGGGTGTATGTAGCGTATGGTCTTGGCTCCACTTGGTATTCACTAATTGACGGTCCATCGTCCAATATCGAAAAACCGATGGAGCATCCCATCATCGGCTTCGGCGTGGATGACGTTGGAAATTGCATCGCCATCCTGCTCGATGACCAGTTAGACAATCACCTGTTCGGGACAGCGCATGTGTTCGCTGGCAATTCAGGAGGCGTCGGAAAAACCGACAGCTGGGACGAGGTGCAGCGGCATTTTAGCGAGTTGACCAGCAACGGCACCTGGCTTTTTGTGAACAGCCACCGTGTTGGTTTGTCGGCGGAGGCGGCGGTAACGACACTGGATGGCGGCGGTGAAGTTGCCCTGGCGAATCAGAAAATCTTAATTGATGGAGATGGAGTGATCCTATCTGGACTGACCCTGCAATATCGAGCAGGCGGGATCGTTGCCTGCTCCCTGAGTGGCGGAGGATACCTGTACATTACAGGAGACAACGGTACCAATTGGGAAAAGGTTGACACAGCGGCCAGCGACGTGGTTGGAGTGCAGACACCCTGCGCGTTATGTCAATCTCCATCTGGAATAATTTCTGGAAATGGCAACGTGGCAGAAGTGGGAAAACAGACTTCCGACTTGGGTTATACGTGGGCCGCGCTGGGAACAGTTACAACTGGATTCAGACGCTGGGCAAACGGCGGTGATGATGTGAAATGGTTGGCGGCTAAAGATGCCGAAGTATGGTTTACGGAAAACAACGGCCTGATCTGGCATGATAAAACTGGAAACCTGCAGGATGTTGCGCCCGCTTGCAACATTGACTTGATCAACGTGGTGGGGTTTGCAGCAGAATGAAAAATAAAAAATTCTCGCAGTCCTTGAAGCGTTCGATTCGAAAACAGGTGGACGTAAAATCCTGGCCGGCCACCATCGTTTCGGCTGGGAAAAAGGCTCCATTCACCAAGGTGAAATTTACCAACGGTGCCACAATGGATGTTCTCAACCTGAAGGTTGCCAACATCACAGGCGTAAAGGTGCGCGTGGGATACGACCCCCTTCTGCCAGGGCAGTTACAAGTGCTTGGTGTTCGGGAGATCATCTCTCCGAATGGATCCGCAAACGCATGGCAATATTTCCTGCCGAACCATCATAGAACGCACGAATATCCCAACCATGACGTGGTTTGGGTGGACGGTGCGCAGATCATGCCGCTGAATGTGCTGCCGTTGGAAGATGGTTTGAGTGTACGCGTGTACGGTTCAGTGGTGTGGAACGGCACGAACTGGTATTTTTACCAGGGAGAAGATGTCGATCTATCCAGTTACAAACCGGCTAATGGTGCGCTGTGGCTGTTGCTTTCGATCGATCCAGACGGCGAAACGCAACTGGTCATTACCACAGGGACAACGCAAGGGTCGCGCGGCGTGTTGAAGGATACAGACATCCCAACAACGCCCGTGGGAAATATTCCCGTGGCGGCGGTTATGCTTTACGCAGGCCAGGTGATCATCTCGCGTGATACGCGCGCAGGCAAACGCAACGATATTGTGGACATGCGCTGGGGAAACTGTCCCACCGTGAGCGCTACCCCATTTCCGACGGGCGGCACTGAAGGGCAGGTGCTTGCAAAGGCCAGCAACAATGACTATGACGTGGAATGGGCGGACGTTTCTGGCGGGGGTGGAGGCACGGTCCAGTTTGCAGTGGATGGCGCTCTCGCAGCTCTACCCAATGTTCCCAATGCCTTTGTCGTGGTCGCGGATACGGTCATTCCATCGTGGCGCATCTACCTGAAGAATACAGGGACGGCAGGCTCGACCATCGTTGATATCAACAAGAACGGGACGACCATTTTTACTACGCAGGCAAACAGGCCGACGGTGGCATATAACGATGCCGACCAACAAGCGATTAATGCGCCAGATGTGACCGACTTCGTGGCGGGGGACGTCATCACCCTCGACATTGATCAGTCTGCCACGGGCGCAGCGGACCTGGTTTGCGTGGGAGGCGCGTTTGGTGGGACCACACCGGCGGCGACGATTGTCAACGATGCCGCATACGGATCAGATTGGGATGGAGATAACACCCATGCCCCCAGCCGAAACGCAGTTTTTGACAAAATCAATAGCATGACAGATCCGTCAGCGTTGGTGGATGATGCCGCGTATGGAGCGGGTTGGGACGGCGACACGAGTCGTGCCCCCAGTAAGAACGCGGTGTATGACAAAATTCAAGCCATCACATCTGCCGTGAACGACGATGCCTATGGCGTCGGCTGGGATAGCGATACCACGCACGCCCCCAGCAAGAACGCAATCTACGACAAGATCGAATCCATGCCGGCGCCATCGTCGGCGGTGAGCGACGCGGCGTATGGTGCAGGCTGGAATGGGGTAACTTCGCAGGCTCCCAGCAAGAACGCGGTTTACGACAAACTCGAAGCGATGATCAACGACACCGCTTATGCAGACACATGGGATGCCGACACGACGCACGCTCCCAGCAAAAACACCATTTACGACATCATCGAAACGGTGAGATCGTTGATCTTCCATCTGCAACAATCGCTTTCTTCTCTGCGCGCCGTTGCGTATAGCATCGTCTCGAGCGCGGCCTATGGTACAGGGTGGGGAAGCGACAGCCAACACGCACCCAGCATGAAGGCAGTGTACGACAAGATCGAGACGATGGCGTCCACATCCTCGGTGGATGACAGCGCATATAGTTCTGATTGGAACGGCGACGCGACGCACTCGCCCAGCCGCAACGCGCTATACGACAAGATCGAAACGCTTGGCAGCAGCGTTCCCACTGTCTCAAATAACATCATTGAAATACAGGTTTTTGGTTAGGAGATTCGCATGGCTTCTTTTTCAAAACATTTGCTATCTGGCAGCACAAACGGAAAGGCCATCAAGGTGGCCGCAAACGCATCCGCGGGCACAACCATTCACACGGCCGTCAGTGGAACATCTGATTTTGACGAAATATGGTTATGGTGCGTGAACACCAGTGCTGCAGCGGTTAAGTTGTCAATTGAATGGGGGGAAACAACAGCGCCAGATGGAAACATCGAACAAACCATTCCGGGTGAAAGCGGCCTTTTTCTCGTTGTCCCTGGACTGTTACTGCAAAATGGCCTTGTTGTGACTGCGTTCGCCGGATCTGCAAACGTTCTTACGATACACGGATATGTGAACAGAATAACTGCATGACAACACGCGCTGGAAGTATGATGCTTCGTTCTGCCCCGACGGTGTTTTCGAGAACATCCATTTCGGCGTGCATTAATCCGACTCTGGTTACCGCTGGACAGGATGCTACAAACTCAAATTCTGCATTGCGGTATCGAGCTACTGGAATAGTGTATGTGACGCGACCATTTGTGATTTCATCCTTGAAGTGGGATTTTTACGCAAACGGGACGTATGATTTTCAATTCGTGGATGGAACAGGAGCAACTCCGAATATTTTGTATACATTGGCGTCTGGCGTTTCCTGCTTGGGTACTGCGTCTGGAACTGGAACAGAGAACTCAATAACTGTAGCGCCAGAGATTTTGATGTTGCCGGGGAAACATTATTTGTCCGCCTACACATCCACTGCTGTTGGATGGGTAAGAAAAGGCACGGTCGGGAATGAATACGAGAACGGCGCTTTTTATTTTGAGCTTCTTTACGTTGATGGTTCAGCGGCAGGCTCCCTACCAACAAAGTTTGTAGGACGTTACGTTGATCTAGTTGGATTGTTCAACTATCAACCGAACAAGGTGTAGCAGTATGCAAAATAATGATACTCAACTTGGCAGGCCGCAGGTATTGTTCAAAGATACCAAGGCGAATATTGAAGCCATAACAGGATTGTCTGAAGCGGCAATAGCCTATGCGTTTGATGCGAATGAAGTCGGCACGTATGATGGTTCGTCTTGGACGTGGGTACAGAGCGGAAACGATGTCAGGTTTTATACGAACTGGCTTGGCATCGTGCGGGACGTTTACCAATCTCCTCCTCCGGTTTATGTGATTGGAGTAGGAGAACGTGTTTGGATACATGATGCCGGCGGTGGGCTAAGCGGAGACTTTGTCGGCCATAACGATGAGATTGCATATCGTACCGGCACAAGCACGTGGATTTATCACGCCCCTGTAAGTGGAGATGCGTTTTTCTTAGATTCCAACAACGTACCTTATATTTATTTGTCAGGTATTTGGGGAACGCTAAAAGCAGACCCTTACGCGCACGCCACTCGACATGTAACAGGAGGAACGGATGTCATTGCAAATGCCGTTCCAGGTGGAAACGCTGGGCTTATGTCCGGTGCCGACAAGACAAAGTTGGATGGCATCGCTAATGGCGCTCTTTCAACACACGACCACTCAGGAGCGGGAGCAGGCGGAACAACGCTGCAGGTTGACAAGGATATTTATCGTTTTGGTTTTATAGCATCTTACGATGGGACGCAGGAAACTACGATCTCGTACGACGGAGCCAATATATTCACTCTGGCGCCCACCGGATCCTCGTGGAGCTATTATCGCGACGGTATAAAGCACACTATTTCGGGAAGTAAAACTGTGACCTTGAGTGGCAGTCCGCCCGCCACAAAAGGACTGTATTTTATTTATATCGACTCGACCAGCGGAACGTTAGTTGCAGATACGTCTGGATGGAACCTGGAAGATACAAAGGTTCCCGTTGCGACAATAGAATGGGACAACGCCATGACGCCAAAATATTGGCTGTCTGATGAGCGCCATACAGTGGCAATTGATAGACGTTTCCATTTTGAACACCACTTTTCAGACGGCACAGAAGTCGCCACATTCCCCGTGTTGTCTGGGTATTCGGTTGCACCGGCTGTTCCTACCGATGCAAACAATACATTTGCGGTAGCTCAATCAGTTGTCATTGATGAGGATTTGAAGCACGTTATCTCTGCGTTGCCCGATGGCGACGGAACAAGCCCCAATTACATCACTGACTACCGAACTGCTGCTGATGCGTGGGTATGGGTAAAGTCCATCATGCCGTATCGGTACACAGTTGGTGGATATATCCAATGGGATAACGCCGGCACCATGACAGAGGGGAGCGGAAATAAGTTCTATGTGACCTACCTGCTTTTGGCGAACCGCCAAGGAGATGGGGCAATTACTCAAATTCATGGGCAGGCTGAATATGCCACCCTTGCGGCGGCGCAGGCGTCCACATTTGCCAGCCTGGCAAAAACAAAAATAAACATTGCCGAATTCGTGGCTTGCTGGCAGATCGTTTGGGAAACATCTGCCGCATATACCACGAAAGGTAAATGCCGCATGGCTGCTGAGCCTCGTTCCATTTCGGTTTCCGCAAGCGGAGCCGGCGGAGCAGGAGCGGTTGACCATGAATCGTTGACCGGGCTGCAAGGCGGGGGAGTGGGCGACCATTCACACTTAACTGCCGTGCAAGCCACCGGCCTGACAGGCGGAGGAGCGACAACCCTTCATTCCCATGCCGCTTCGAAGCTGGACGACCTGGCCGCGCCGGATGACAACACGGACCTAAACGCGTCAACAGCAACACACGGGTTGATGCTGAAAGCCGTTGCCCCGGCAGCTGGATCTCGTAACATCCCCGCAATCGACAATGCCGAAACGGTCTTCAAAATGGCCGCTCTTTTCGACGCCACCAACCCGGCCAACCTCGGGGTTGCTTCTCCAGGAACGCAATTGGCTGCGGCGAGACGCGATCATGTTCATGCCATGCCGACCGCCGCGGATGTAGGTGCAATACCTACCACAGGCGGTACGGTCAATGGAGGCCTGGCTCTGGATGGCTTTTTCACCTTTAACCGAGGATCGGCGACCATTTCCGGCGATGCCATTACTGCCACGGCGTCGTTTATGGCAATTGATACAGAAGGTGGAGCGGCAGCAGATAACCTGGCGACGATCAACGGACAGTCGGCAGGTCGGTTACTTATTCTTCAATCCACAAGCAATAGTCGTGACATTACTGTTAAGACAACAGGAAATATAAAACTCCCTGTCGACCGAGTACTGAACAATATTTACGATAAGTTGTTTCTGATTGCCGACAACACAAACTGGTATGAGCTTGTGTTCTCGGACAACGGAACGTAAATCTTTGAACTGGAGACAAAAAATGCAAAAAGTCTTAAACACTACGTTTGAAGCAGATGTTTTATCAGACCCGAATGTTTCGCTGGTTGGGTCGTATCTCTATGACGCCCTAAATCCTCTATCCGGCGACCGATCCCTTCGCATGTCAACTGACCCATCCGAGGAGCCATTCTACTTCTGGTTTTGGCGCTACAACCTTCCGCTCATGGCGGGTATCGTACGACTGGAAGCCACCGCCGCAATGAACAATAACATGCGCTCCTTTGGAGTTGGGTGGCGCATCATCAAAAACAACATGCTCGCCATCATGTTTGTTCGGATCAATTACGCCACTAACTGCATCGAGTTAGTTCAGAACACCGAGCCGCACATCTGGCAGACGATATCATCGCCCGTCCCGATGTCTCTTCGTAGCAATAACCCACTTCGCCCGTTCCGTTTCTCTTTGGATGTAGACGTGGATACCTTACGCTACAAGCGGGTGGAAGTGCATGATTTTCTTTGTCGTACCCTTCCGAATTCGTTCGCTTACGATTTGGATATTCCCAACACCCCCACCGCCTTCCCATCCATTGATAGCATGACGGTGAAGATAAATCCCCAGGGAGAAAACGGCCTGATCGGTACCACATGGATGGATGAAGTAACCGTCTGGAATTGAGTCAAAACTTTAATGTGGAGATAAAACCATGATTCTAGGGACAGACCACTACTGGCGCGACTGGACCGTCACGGACGGGATGCGCTTCTCGCCTCCCGACTGGAAAACATCCATCGAAAACGGAAGCCGTTTCGCATTCCTGAAGGCTGCGGACGGCGTGAAAGCATCCACTTATTTTCCTGAAGCGTTCGAGAGCGCACGGTCGGCGGGTCTGTTGGTCGGCGCGTATGTCTGGCTGGATGCGCGCAGAATTGCCGACCCAAAACGCCAGGCAGAGTTTTGGTACGAGACGCTTAAAGAAATAGATTGCCCGCTCAGTATCGACTTCGAAGCCTACAAAGACAACATCCCTGAATGGGGCGATCTGTATGATGCGGTTTATTACTATCGCAAACTGGACCCGACGCGGCGAT